AAATGTCTTAAGCCAATCTGCTACATTATTATTGTATGCTTGACTAATAAGTTTATCCAAGAATGCTTGTTCTACCTGTTTCTTTTCTTTTTCTGTCATAATATCTAATACTACAAATTCATAATTCTTTTTAAAACTATAACAATTATTCAATCTAGAACAATTGTATCTTCCAGAATTTATATCACTAGATCCATCATGCCAATGCCCATATAAATGATATTTACTCTTTCCAAAGGAGAAAACATCTAGAGCTTCATTACAAAATGGATTATCGTGTGTTAGTAGTATATCACACTGTGGTATATCTTCATAAGTATCAAATCTACTAAATGCCCATCTGTCTTCTTGAAATTCAATTGGTTTAATCCAAGGAGATCCGTAGAATTTAACACCTTCATATATATACATTTCATCTATAAGAAATACTAATTTACCTTTAGATAAAACTTGCATATAATCTTTAAAAGAAGTCCATTCATTTAATTTATACTTATATTCTAAGTAAAAATCATGATTACCTGGTATGACAACCACCTTCTTACAAGGTAATTTATCTATCCATTTTATGAATTTTGTTTCCCACCAATGTTTAGATGCTTCAATATTTCTTTGAGCATTTAATGTTACTATATCACCACATATACATAGTACATCACACTCAGGTATATTCTCAATGAGATTACCATGTATATCACTTATACCGCATATTTTCATGTTTATATAAGTTAAAAGGCTAGAATGTATCTAGCCTTATTTGTTCTCACGCTGCACCACAACATTCATAATCGTCATATCCATCATTACATTCATCACAGTCATCACATTCATCATCGTATTCTACAGTATCACTAACTTTAGTTGGTATGTTTTCAGTAGAGATATTCATAATGTTTATGATTTCCTGAAGACTAATATCTTCATCTTCTAGCATTTTGACTTCACTCATGAAAGAAACAATGTTATCCATAGAAAGCAGTTTAATATTTTCTTTACAGAATTTTACTACTTCTTCTTTGTTCTTAATACCAAAATCATCAGCTAACATCGGTAAGAATGCAGCATTTTCATCAGGAGAATATCGACGTAAATAACGAATACGTGAACAGCGATCTTGCATATACTGACTAACTTGGCTTAAGTCATTGCAAGTCATAATTACTAGTTTCTGTGCAGTCTTTTCAACTCCATCTAAGAAATCTAGCATATACTCAGTTTTGAAGTTCTTTTCAACTTCGTCAAACAAAACACATACTGGAGTAGTAAAGGACTTAAAAAACTTAATAAGTTTGCCTTCTGGATAATCAGGATTAACTACAATAATAGGTAAACCTGATTCCTTAGCTAATATTTTTGCCATTACAGTCTTCAATTTTGTTATCGTTAGGCTTTTTATCCTAACTTCTATAACTTCTAATTTGTTATAGTTCAGCGTACATTTTCATCTTTCTAAAAATAGTTAAGATGGAGAACACTCTTGGGAATATTATATTTATTCAATTCCTACGCGTTACGCAGCTATAGATCCTTGCGAAATATCTATAGTTTGCTCGGTATTAGCATCACAGCCTTCACCGATTTTGCTCTCTTATATGAACGGCAATATTGTTTATATAATTCGTATTTTCTTTCTAAATATATAGTACTATTTTGATACAAAAAATTACATATTGTAAAACCAGACCCTCCCATGAAAGTAAGTTCTGGAACAGAACGAGTAATTGTAATTTTATGATTATTTAATGGTAAATAATTTTGATATTTATTCAAAAATTCTACAGTACCACAAATTTTTATAGCAATTATAGTATGTTCTTTATTACAATGTGTAATACATCCGTCTCCATCAAAATATCCACGTAAAAAATCTTTTATTAAGTTTTTATTACTAAATATATTTTCATTTGGAAACTTAAGTATATTAGATTTTTGTGGAACACATCCATATTGTTTTAATGTATCACAAAAATGTTTGCTATTAAAAGAGCATCTATAAGCATTAAACACTTTATTGTTTAATTTTACTTTTTTAAGCTTAATATTTCTACTATGATTTATAAAATTATTAAACTTCTCGAGATGTTCTTTATCTTTTTCAGCTAAAGACATTTCAAAACAATTATCTCTTTTACTTACATTTCCATCAGCAAATAAAAAACCTAACCAATAAGCTTTCTCTTCTGTATCTATTGTATCAAATATATGTTCATTAATTTTTATCAAATTTTGACGATTTACTACTTCATATCCAGCTTTTTTAATTGCTCTAGAAATAGCCATTGCGTCTTTTTTATATTTTTTTGCTAAAAATTGAACACTACATTTAGTATCTATATATTCTTTTACTATATCTTCCATATCTATTAGTTTAATTTTCTAATAGAACGGGAAAAGATATAATAAGTTATAAAAATTGTTAACGAATTACACTATTACCTGTACCCTTAGTACCAGCTAGCATTACACCAGTAGTATTTGTATTTGCTTTATTAAAATAGGTTATAATACGCTTCTTAAATATATCATCTGTTTTAGTAGAATAGACTTTCTTTGGTAGATTTAATTCACCATTCTCCTTAAATATAGGTGAATCTTCCCATCTATTCCAACTCAGATCATATACTTTACCAGGTATTAAATCATAATCAGCACCTTTAGGTTTTGCAATTATCTGTTCTCCTATTTTAATAAATTCATTCTTTGCCATAATCTGAAAAATTTAAGATTTTAATTTGTTGATTAATTCATCAACTTGTTTTTTATTCTTTACTAAGTAAAACTTAGTATCTGGTTCATTCAAGCTTAAATAATACTTGAATAGTTTTTCTCTGTTTGCCCAAGAATCTGTAGCAAATCCTTTGCATTCTATAACAAAATTATCTCCTACAAAATCTGGTAAATAAGTAATAGCTCTAACTGTAGAGTTATTATATACAAACTTAGGAAGTAAAGTATATCTGTGCTGTTCATATTCAGCTGATATACCTGCTTCCTTTAGTTTCTAATATGTATAAGCTTCTAACTTAGATCGAAATACTATTCCGTCTATTTCTTGTTTAGTAGCATTACGCACTTTCTTGTTTAAGACTTGTTTTAGCATAATTAATATAATGTTGCATACTATCACTAGTTACTTTAAACGTTTCAATTCTTTCAGAGAAATTACCATTTTCATCTGTAAATCCTACTGAATATAAGAAAGAATAATCTTTATTATATTTGAAAGCTTTAAACATTTCTTTAATTGAATTTCCTATAAACTTACGTTTTTTATTCCATTCAATAAATTCTCCATGCAACAATACACTTACTAATTTGATTGGAATCAATAATAACTTTCCAAGTATTAGAGCTAAATCAAAAGGTAATGCTATTACTTTACCTATAGTTTTTAATAGTTTCATTTAACCAATTTTTTATTTCTTCAAAGTTATTTGCTTTAACAGCATCAGATATATCTTTAGCTTTGAATTTTTTGTTAATAAACATTGCTTCTAAGCCTGTTTCTCGGCTTAATTTGCGACTTCTTTTTACTCCAGCTACGTCTCTATCAAATAGTATTATAATACGCTTAAAACGCGTCTTAAGTTGCTCTAATACGTCTTTAGGTAGAAATGTACTCTCTGAAGATGGAGAAACTGCTGGATAACCCATTTCATGCAAACACATAACATCTTTCATGGACTTTGTGATAAATAGTATATCACCTTTTTGAGGCAACTGCTCATAGCCTTGGATATCATAGTCTGTAAGATTGTTTCTCCACTTAGTATATTTATCTGCTAGTGGTCTATATATCTTAAAGTTATTATAGACCTTATATGCATACATTGGATTTTCTCGTTTATAAGTACCCTTTACTATTCCATTACATAAATAATATTTAATACTATTTACATTGAATTTCTTTAGAGTATTTATAGAAATATTGAACTGTTTCCAGTAATTGATATCTACATCAGTAAATTCCTGACGTACTACACCAATTACTGTTTCAGTTGGCGGTATATATTGCTTAGAGCTAACGAGTTTGGTGTTATTAGTAATGTTTAACTTATCTACTATATCAGATAGTATATCATTATATTCTGTTTTACCAGTAAATAATGATACAAATTTAATTACATTACCACATTCACCTGTTCCATGATCTTTAAAAAGTAGTTGTTTAGTACGTTTACTATAGTAAATACCAAAGGATGGATTTTTATCCTTCCTAAATGGACTATTGTATATCATACCTACTTTAAATTGACCTATATATTTTGCATATATATCATATTCTGTTACTTTAGAAAGTATCCAATCTAGAGTAATGTTATCTGGGAGTTTTGCTCGCTTTCTACTATACATATGCAATCTGTTTTAGTTTGCTACTAGTCGTGGAATCGAACCACGCCTATCCAGAGATAGATTTTTATTTCTGCTGTGCAGGCTCACGCTTCCACAAATTATCTAATATCCTTAAATTGATAGT